AAACTTGTCGTACACCCTAAAGTTCGCCACCTTATCGATGTTCCCGCCACCGATCTGGATAGGGACTGACCCTTCTTCTGTGCCGTAGTATCTGATTTCATTGATATCAAATTGGCCTCTCGGACCCTCGTTCTTGTTGACTATGAGTACGAGATATTTATACGCATTTCCAGTGTTTGTATCCGGTATTAATGTCACCCGACCACCACCTTCAGCTATTGTTGTCGTCGTCCAAGTTAATCCACCTGAGAAAGCTTTTAATAAATCCCACGTTCCACTTTTACTACCATCATTACTTCCTAAAATAGCACCTTCGTAAGGTCTCGATTTAATATGACTCGTCATAGGACTCGATGATGAGGCGTAAGTAGCTGAATTTATCTCAATACCTGTTACATTTATCTTATGGGGAAGTTCTAATTTTATCCACTCTCCATCATAGTTCACACCACCGGCTGTATGTCTTTCGGGTGGGCTACGGTTATATGTACCAGGGGTAGTATTAGCCACATAATAATCACCCGATTGCCATATATTGTGCGTTGTTCCACCCTTACCTTCGTCAAAGGCACTCCACCCAGACCGTGTATCGGTACCTCCATTACCCAAATTACTACTTGATGTTACGGTATACCCTCTTAGAGAATATGATTGTTCACCCCTGCCTCCGCCGCTAGAATCCAGATACCCGCCCCTACCTAAAGCAAAAGGTATGTGCGGATACTTCAAGACCTGGGTGGGATCGGGAAGGCGGACCAGGTCGTTCTCGCGGTGGCCGTAGTAGTATATGTCTGCAACCACTACGGATTGATTTGATTCACCATGAGTGAATACGAGTGCGTGATATTTATAATATTTAATGGAACTCACCATAAAAGTTTTAGTAATTGCATTTACCATCGCAGCATCGGTTACGGTGAGTAAAACGTCCCATTCACCTGGATCATCTATACCCGAATTGGAACCGATCAGTTTAAAACCTTTAGGTAATTGGGTAGCACTTCCATCTCTACCCCTAAGCAAAAAATGAGAAACTTTTATTTTATGCGGACTCTCGAGTTGTATCCAGTGACCCAAGTGACCACCTAAAGTTACACCGGCGTTATGGGCACCTGTAGAATTTGTATCATACCCTTGATGAGTATGCCAGGCACTATTTCCGAGTACACGGTCAAACGCTTTCCACGCTAACCATGCGTTATTAGTTTCGCTACTTGTAGTCACTACGTACCCATCTTGGCTATAAGTAGTCATCGCGAACGGTGGGTACTCTCCATATGTGTCTTCGATTGTCTCATCGACGACCTTACGTCCATCGAGGTAGGTTACTCGGGAGCCACCTTCACCCTGGTACGCATAGGTCAGGTTGTGCCACGTGTTCGATTGGAGTTTCAAATCGGTTGTGAGGTGATGTGTGGTGTCACGTGTGAATACGTAGGCGGCACCCGCGGTACTACCCAAATCATCATCTCTGAACATACCCGCTACAAAATAGCTACCATCCGATGAGATAGTGAGCGCCGAGCCAAAATGGTCATTGGTCGAACGGTCTTTGTGTCTAACTGCGCTTTTATATGTCCACGTGTTTCCTGAACGGGTATATACGAATACCACACCCCCCGATGTAACACCAACATTGTCTCTAGAATGAACTAAAGCTACGGTACCATCTGGGGACATTTTAACAGCTCGCCCAAGTAGATTTCCCGTAGCACCAATAGGGTCGGTGTAAGTACTACCCATTTGACCCCAAGCCCAATCAGATGTCGAGCTTCCCGTGCGTTTGAAAAAGAAGACTGCGCCGTTATTACTCGCTCGACCATATGCACCGACGATAAGGTAAGTACCATCCGAAGAAATAGAAACACCTTGGTTTTCTCCACCAAAATAGTTATTAACTCCACTTACATCCGGATTACTGATTTTTTGTTGTTGTGTCCATGTGTTATCCCCAGTCCTGGCAAACATGTATACGGAACCGTCATCATCTTCCTGGGCACCATCTTCCTCCCTCCCTACACCAAGAGCTATGAAGTTTCCATCGTTTGATATTTCGAGGCAGCCCGCAATATAGTCATAGGAAGCAACATCACTTGTAATAAGCCTGAATGGTGTTGTGTTCCAGGTATTACCCGTTCTTTTGAATACGTACGCAGCACCACCATTATTTACAGTTTCGTCATCATTCTGTGCCGCAGTGACGACATACGTACCATCGGACGAAATACTCACCCGTCGACCAAAGTAGTCATCTGCACTCTCATGACTCGATGATAGAATCTGTTGTTCTGACCATAAATTTGTACCCACATTTTTCTTAAATATATAGAGCTTACCCACATTACTGGTATTGTTTCCATCTGTTGAATGAGCAAGACGCGCACCAATAGCGATATAGTTTCCATCTGAAGAAATATCTACACCCGCCCCAAATCGATCACCCGCAGCTCCATCAGAAGCCAAAAGTTTTTGAACTTCATTCCAGTGACCGTTCGAATCTTTTATGTAAATGTATGCAGATCCGAGTTCAGAATCATCATAATTGGCACCTACTACAACTATAGAACCATCACCCGACATACCCAAACTATTAGCTCCGTCACCCGCCCCAAATCGATCACCCGCATCCCCATCCGATGCCAATAACTTCTGCACAGTTTGGTACGTATCAGTATGAACAAGATCTATGTGATCGAGTTTCTCCTCACCCGAGTTCAATGAAAAGATACACGAATTGGAAACATTCGCCTCCAAGTTGGAAGATTTGAACCACATGGAGAGGGAGTGCGGGGCATCACCCGAAAGGAATGTATTGGCCTCGAGGGTCACATTAGATTCAACATTCCCCGAAAGTTCCCAGTATTTATCGGTACTCACATAGGTCGTGTGCGTGTTGGAAACGGTTGGACCCACGACACGGTTTGTGAAGGTCTCACCTAAGCTCCCATCGACGTACACTTGGGCCCCAGTCGTTTGAGGTGTGTTCATTATGGACGTGAAGGTGGTATCCACGGAGGTGTCGCCTAGGGGTTGATCCTCTTCATAGCCGTAAAGTTGAAGCTCACCTATTGAAGCCCCATCATGACCATTCGTTTTTACTACCACGAAGGCGTATTCGGAATAGTATTCTGTGGCGTCTATGTCTTGTTTAGTTGTATTAGTACCAGATCCTGCACGAGTTGGCACCGAATACATGTAATTTTTGACATGTGTCCATGTGCTTACACCTTCGTTTCTCCCATATATATCAACTTCATACGGCATATGCATGTGTGGTGCATTCACGATGATGTGTTTAAGTATAATTTTTTTGGGTATTTTCAGAATCAAATACTCACCAATACTCGTATTCGTATCGAGTTGGGTCTGTGGCGATGACGGATCCAGTGCCGAAGGATTAGCGGTTGAAGAATTGTCCACATATAGATTGTTAGTTCTCCAACGAGCGGTAGCGTCATTCATTATACTATCAAATACACGATACGGTGCGAATGGTGACTGAAAATTACTCCCGCTTACACTGTACCCTGCTTGAACGTATGTATTCGTAGAGTCATTAGAGTCAAACTTCCCCTCTTCAAAAACAATCTCGGGATACTTCTTCAACTTGGCAGCTCCATCCCTCCCATGAGGTCCATGTTGATCCATCACAGTTTCACCACCGGTCGCGGCTTGTTGCGCCATCGCCACCTTCCCCCCATCGATCGAGAAGGATTCGGTGAAGAGTTGCCAATCTTGGAGGGCGACGTTGGAACTGTTCCCCGCAGCTTTAGTCGCCACGAGGGCATACTTCTTGAACTGCTCGGTCGCATTCACGGTGATCGTTTGGACGTTAGAGGCAGTCACGGGGTCACGGCCCGACCAATAGTTGACCTCGGTCCAAGTAAGATCATTGTTGGTTGCGTAGATATTCGCCGAAGCAGGGAACTGCGCGGCTGTTAGAGGAGTCAATTTCATATGACGAAGTGTGGTTTTATACGGGAACTCAATAGCGAGCCAGTCACCACGCTGTGTAGGGTGTAAATTAGAAAGTTGGGTAAGATTATTTTCATGGAACACGTTGGATCCACCGATGTATCCACCGGCGAGACCACCACTCACCCAAGCATTCGCAGTCCCATCAAAGGCATTGTAGGTATTAGAGTTTGTAGCTAAGTTTGAAGTTGTGAGGGTGTATGACCCATGATTGGTCACGGTAGTTGTGTTTGCGAAAAAGTCTGAAGGGGGTTGCTCGGAGACAACGGCGAACTTATTCATGAAAGTTCCGGAAGAATCTGTGAGTTCACCAGTCGCTCGATCGTATGTTACGATATTGGAAGCCACGTCGGCAACCCTAAGGGTATCGATGAAGACGTTACTGTCAAACTTAAGTCGACCACCTATATCGATATTAGACGCAACATCTATACCCCTTTCTGCATCCGTAGAGATGAATGTACCCGCGGATTCAATATTAGAAACTGCAGAAACAGCAGTAATCACGTTAGAAAAACGCACGGGGCGTGTGACTACGTTACTCTCCGCGCAAACCTGATCTAAACCATGTGAAGCTGACACTGTAAAAACACCCAGATTTAAATTACTCGCGGAGACGTTACCATGAACAGTCAATACATTCGAGCCTTCATCATCTATGTGCACATTTGAACCTACACTTAAATTAAAAACAGGGGCTGTATTTTGAATACCGACATTACTGTCAGTAACCATACCAGCACCCGCATAATCCGTGGCGGAACTAAATTTAACAACGTTCGCGGAGACGTTTCCTTGATTAATAATAGCTTCGAGAGTTGTTGCAATATTTGAGAGAAGACCACCATCACCCTCGAAGCGACTCGCGTACACTTTACCGTGTACATTCATAGTCGTAGAGGGCTCAGAAACATCTTTATCGATTATGATTTTATCAGCAATACTGAGAGTATTTAATGGATTAGCATTTTGAATACCAACGTTACTCGCTGTGACGATACCTACACCCGCATAAGCAGCAGGTGGGGCGTTAAACTGTACAACGTTCGCCACTAAATTTCCTTGATCGACGATATCACTGAGTGTTGTGGCGATGTTAGAAATTAAACCACCATCACCTACAAAAAATGAAGCTCCTACATTACCGGTGACGTCCAAAACATTTGAGGCGTCACCGTTTGCTGTCAAATAGGAACCCACATGTAGGTTACTTAAAATTTCGACTTCATCAGTGAATGTTTGGATATTAGTCTTTACCATTTAATAGTACCTGAGAAAATCTTATACACCTTTTTCGTCTATAAGATTTTGGTTAATCATTGGAATAAATGTTTAGTACCCGAATGTGTGTGTAAGGTCGGGGGATGGTGCGGTATCTACTATGGAAACCACTCTACCATCGTCAACAGAAGCACGACTCATGTACTCTATAAAAATATCGTACCCATCCTGAGCGTCTAGTGCTATTGTCGTCGCGAGTGTAATTTTATTCTTATCCACCGCCACGGTGGAACTCCACGGATTTGGATTTAAAACACTTCCGAATATATTTTTAGTACCTATGGAAATGTTTCTAGATGGTGTACTTCCATCCCTTTTACCACCGGATACTTCTAAAATCATGGTGCTTATATCTTCTGTAGTGGCGAGCCCATCTATGAGTTGTGCAGTAATTTTTGCATAAAAAATGTTTGAAGTGAAATTTATATCGATCGAAGGTATTCCGTGTCCCACACCAACAGTTCTAGAAAGACTGTATGTCTTTTTAGTATAACCCGCTGTATTTGTCACGAGACCACCAGTGACATACACGTTATTGCCCACAGTCAGGTTTGAGCTTACAAATGCGTTACCAACGACATGAAGGTTGGAATTGGGTGTCGCAGTTCCCAAACCAACACTCGCCTCAGATGCATCTACGTACAGAATATTAGAACCAACTTTTAGGTCACCTTGCCCCGTGATTCGCATCTTTTCTTCATTATGCACCGAAAAACGGATGTGTTGAGAAGATGGTGTATTGATATGTGTTGGCCCACTGGAAGTTTGTTTAAGTGCATAGTTAGTAGATGTATTATTATCGGTGTGTGCGAATGATGCGTGATTCGTCTCACCCGCGTATCCTACAGCAGCGTAACCAAAGAATGATGTGTTATTTCCACCTGGTCCCACATGTATATTTGAAGACACGTACGCATTTCCATTAACATGAACGTTGGCATCCACGTTGGCGTTTGTACCGAAACCCACGTTCCCTACGTTGTAGTAAATATCTGTACCTGTAGTGACCCAAGGAGAAGTCACAAATGGAGCATCATCCTCAAACAACGTTCCAGTGAATTTAATGTCACCTTGGACATGTAAGGTTTTATCGGGCTCAGTTGTACCCACACCAACCTTATTGTTTACAGCGTCTACATGGAACGTATTTGTATCTACAGTGACATTTGAGGAAATGTATGAATTACCCGTTACTTGAAGATCATACACCGGGGTCGCGGTTTTAATACCTACTTTACCTGTGGTCACAAAACTTGTATCGTAAATACTTTGGTTATTGTTAAATTGAATGACGTTAGACATGGTATTTCCGTTATTTGCCACATCTTCGAGAGTCGTCACGAGTCCTGTGAGTTGACTACCGTCACCGTGGTACTGTGCCGCGTAAATATCTTTTATGACACCGAGACCACCCGCTATAGTGACTGCACCGTTCGTATTGGAAGTTGCTACGGTTGTATCAGTAACAGTGAGGTTATCTACCTCGGCACCCTCAAAGTTTACAGTGCTTCCGTGTATAGCACCCACAACACCTAGGCCACCTGCAATTTGGACTGCACCACTTGTTTTACTGGCTGAAGCTGCGCCATTAGTTACCTTTGTGATTCCATCAAATTCAGCTGTGGAACCGAATAAGGCCCCTATTATACCCACACCACCACCAACTTGAAGAGCACCTGAAGTCTTATCAGTCGCAGCTGTAGTGTTTTGAATGATTGCGCTATCAAGTGTCGCATTCTCAAAATTGACATCTGACGCGTGAATGTCACCACCCACACCTATACCACCTATCACTGTAACGGCGCCAGTTGTTTTAGTTGTAGAGGCGGTAGCATCTGTCACCACCGAAGATTTGGAACGGGCGACAGCTACATTCGAGTTACCATGAACATCTAGTGTATACGCGGGAGCTGCCGTAAGTACACCCACGCGATTTGTCACTGAATCTACATGGAAAGTACTCGTATCTACTGTAAAATTATTTTGAACTTGGAGGTTACCCAAAACATCTAGGGTTACGTTGTTACTATCGGGGTTAATAGCTGTATCTACAAAACTATTTTGTGTATACCCGATGGAAAGACGTTCGGGTGTTTCATTACCATGATGAGCTATAGCGATATTATGTCCGGGATACTCCATGAGTATTCCCACATCGAGGGCAGTTTGGGTGTTATTATTCGCGAGGGTCAGAATACGGTCTTGGATGACGGTATTATTAGAGTTCACAACAAACACATTACCATTTTGAATGATATCACCGGTTACCTGTAAACCACCCGCGATTACAATATTGTCACTCGATTTACTTATGATTGAATCTTCTAAGAAATCATTTGTACCGACTATGGGGAATTTATTCGTCGTAAGACCAGCGATGGAAATATTACTACCGAGAGTCACATCTGAAGAGATGTGTGCATTTCCTGTGACTTCTAAATCGGCTGCAGGTGTAGCTGTTTTTACACCGATCTTTCCACTTGAAATGAAACTCGTATCCGTGCCAGTAAATTGAATAGTATTAGAAGTTGTATTTCCATTTTCCGAAATGGATTGTAAATTTGTTGCGATATTTGAAAGGAGTCCGCCATCACCCACAAATCTAGATGCGTATACATTATCTGTGACACCTATACCACCCGCCACGATTACCGATCCGGTGGTTTTGGATGTTGATAAGGTTGTATCTTCGATAGTTAGACTATCAGCCACTACATCTTCAAAATTGACATGTGTCGCGTGAATATTACCAGCAACACCTAAACCACCAGCTAGACGCGCAGCGCCAGTGGTCTTAGAAGTTGTAGAAGTTGTATTGGTTACATGAAGACTGTCGGCTTCAACACCTTCAAAATTCACCGCACTTCCATGTATAGTTCCAGTTATACCTAGACCACCTGTGACTATGAGGGCACCGGTGGTTTTACTCGAAGATGCTGTACTGTTAGTTACCTTAGTAATACCGTCTAGCTCAGCCGTAGAACCAAATAACGCACCAGTTATACCTACACCACCGGTGACTTTGAGAGCACCAGTTGTTTTAGAAGAAGATACAGTTGAATCTGTCACATTTACACTATCTGCTTCTACATCTTCAAAATTAACATGTGTCGCATGAATATTACCTACGACACCTAAACCACCAGAAACCTTGAGAGCACCAGTTGTTTTAGACGAAGTCGCTGTGGTATCCGTGACAGTAATACTATCAGCCTCTACATCTTCTAGATTGGCGTGGTTTCCGTGAATATTACCCGTGATACCTAAACCACCAGCAATAATGAGCGCACCAGTTGTTTTAGAAGTGGAGGTATCGGTGGACGATACATAAGCATTACCGGAAACGTGAAGATTAGCATCAGGGAATTTGGTCTCGACTCCGACACTATGTGTCGTCGTGTCCACATGTAAAGTATCTGTATTCACCGTTAAATTAGACGATACGTAGACGTTACCAATCACGTGAAGATTCGCATCGGGTGAATTTGTTTCGATACCCACCGAATTTGTTCCGGAATCAACATAAAGTGTATCTGTATCGACTACAAAGTTTGTACCTACCGTGAGGTCATTTGATATGTACGTATTACCCGACACATGAAGATTAGCTTGGGGTGTTTTTGTCTCGACTCCGACACTATGTGTCGTCGTATCCACGTGGAGTGTATCCGTATCCACAGTTAAATTGGCACTCACGTATGTATTACCTACGACGTGAAGATTGGCTTGTGGTGTTTTCGTCTCAACACCTACCGAATTAGTCGCAGAGTCGACATGGAAAGTATCTGTATCAACGGTGAGATCTTCAGAAATATATGTATTTCCCATAACTTGTAACGTTGCGTCGGGGAAATTCGTTTCAATACCCACAAAATGTTTTACCGTATCTACATGTAAAGTATTGTTGTCGACGGTAAGATTTGAAGATATGTATGCATTACCAACTACATGGAGATTGGCATCTGGTGTCGCCGTCCCGACTCCAACTGAGTCGTTCACTGAATCAACAAAAAGTGTATCTGTATCGACTGTAAAGTTATTAGAAACATTGACACTATTGTGTATGGTCGTTCCATACGTGAATTCTTTGGAATCTGCATTGTACATCAGAATGTTCGAATTGTTCACATTTCTTACAGGGTTTATGAAAAGTGCGTTTTGTGTGGTGGTATTATTGAAACCCCCACCATCTATCCCACCATTTATGATAACAGAACCAGCAGCTTGACTCGTTGGGTATCCCGCGTAGTACCCTATAGCTATAGCACCTTCACCTTGATTAAACTTACCAGCACCATCACCTATAGCTATAGATTTCTGACCCTGATTTTGACTACCAGCATCTTTACCTAAAGCGATTGAATTACCCGCTTGATCCTGACCACCGGCATTTTCACCTATGGCGATGGAATATGCAGCTTGATTTTCATAGGCAGCCTTTTCACCTATGGCTATAGAACTTGCACCTTGCCCAGTTTCACCAGATCTTTCACCAATGGCGATGGAAGATTCTGCTTGTGTAACGCTACCCGCTTGATAACCAATCGCTACAGAATTGGATTGTTGACGATCATAACCAGCTCGGTACCCCACAGACACTAGGTGCGCGTTTGAGCTTGAATCGAGAGTTGTACCTGTATCTGTACCTATGAGTAAACGTTCATATCCAGAATTATCAACTCGTCGAGTAGCGGCTATAGTTCCGTTGACATCCAAATCCTTGGTGGGATATAACTGGTTAATACCGACACGATTTGTGACTGCATCAACGTGTAATGTATTTGTATCGATGGTAAGGTTGGAACTCACGTACGCGTTTCCCACGACGTGTAATTCGGCATCTGGTGAGTCGGTTTTAACACCTATCTTGCTATCAATTAAAGTGTTTCCACCGATACTCAAAACCCCAGAAATATCTGTATTTCCAATAACATTCAAAATATTTGAACCGAATTCGTCCACGAAAAGATTCGAACCCACGTCTAAAGTGTGTATGGGGGATGTATTTATGATACCCACATTTGATTGTGTAAATAATTGACCGTACACGTGTACGTTTATATCTTCACTCGTGAGAGGGGTAATGGTATGACCCGACGCACTCGAAGTTGTGTACCCGATAGCAAATTCTTTTGAATTTTCTCGAAACCCAACCCCAACATTTGAACCGGGGCGATTTAAAAGAAGACCGAGATCTAAAGTTGAATCACTCCCGGTATTATCTTTTCCCAACTCTATGAGAGCATCCGTTATGGTCGTGTTATTGGAGTGTAAAGTTGTGACAAGACCATTAAATGTCGCATCTCCGTCAACCACCAGACTATTTTGAATGTATGTGTTTCCCAGAACTCGAAGTGTGTCCGTCGCAGATTGATTTACGAAAACTTTTGAACCCACGGAAAGAGTATCCACCGGTGCAGCATTTGCAATACCCACATTTGAAAGGGTTGTAAAACCTGTCGCGGTATTATTAAATGAAACTGTATTTGCCGTCACATTTCCGTTCTTTACAGCTGCCTCGAGAGTGAAATTAAGAATATCCTCTGCGATAGCATCGGAGTCCATAATTTCCTTGGTCACTCGATTATACGCCAATACAGTTATATTTCTATCTGTAAGATCTGTTCGTAAACGCAGGGGTGTCATGTAGATAGAATTTTCAAATGCAGCATCGATTTCAACGTTACTCGCATTGAACACGACTGTGTTTTCTGCCTGGTCGTTGGTACAATTTTTACCGAACCTGATTTTGGTGGACCGCTCCACCGTCGGCAAGTTCTTGACCATTTAATATACAATGGCATTTTTAATTTGCATAAAGCAATGCTGCCATTCCATTTTCAACTCGTAATATATTGTAGTTTACTGCATATATAGGGTCAAGGATATCCATCGATTCGCTCATAATCTTCGCTGAAGTGATACGACTGAAATTCAATGAACCAGTGGGCTGATGTGAACTTGTAGATAAGCAAAATGGATACAAGAAGAAATCTGGGGATGCCACAAAGTTTGTGTGATAATAATGCATCACATCAATAAAATGTGGTTTACCCCATTTATAATTACTTAAATCAACCCCGTTTATATTTAGTTTTACTTTGTTTGTCGCTGAAGTGAGTGCGCTATCAGTTGTTGTATTGGACGAGGCCAGGTACTTCACTGGATGATTAAACGTAAGTTCTTGAACGGTCGTTCCAGAAGCGACATTCTTTTGAACTTGTGTTATCAACATATCATGTTTACGTGAAATAATTTGACCACGTTCTTCGTTATCTAAATAAATGTAATTTGCGAAAGCTTCAATATTTTTATTAGTAGCGGCAGAACCCCAATAGATGCGAAGCTCCACGTTATGATAGTTTAAAGCTACGAGTGGCAAAGAAGATTGTGGTGACTCACAAAAAAAGAAACGAAGAGGATAAAAGAATGAGCGTGCAGAAATACCCGGGTGGGTACCTTGTGCACTCTTAGAAACGTTTTGGGCGAACGTATCGACGGCAATATTCTCGGTGAACACAGCATCTTGGGTGTCTATAACAGAACCACCAATCAAAAGTTCAACCTTCTCGACAATATGGTCCCATCTTTGGGTGTCGAGAGCCTCTGTATTGTTATCCATCGTAAAATATACGTAATTGAGAAGATCACCCGATCTCTCGAACTGAACACTGGACATAGAATTGTTTTTCACCGCTCCGTGGATGGTTTGTTTTTCAACGGATTGTGAAAAATTAGCATGGCGTTTGAATGTTGAACTGAAAAAAGATATTTGAGGATCACCCACGATAAATTTATCCTGGGCTCCTATGGCAATCAATTGAACAACACCGGCAGACATGGTAATACTAATTTAAGGGGAGAAAAATTACAGGTTGGGTTTTCTACAAACGAAACGAAGAACTAAAAAGTTATTCTCAGCGGGATTTGGGGGAGTCACAAGATTTGCGTCCTGATCCCGTATATTTACAGTAAATCTATCGATCGAACGAATTGGGTTTACGTATTGTGTTGCAACGGGGTAGTCATCTTTAAAACTTATTATACCTGTATCATCGGCAGTGACGAGACTAGCGAATGAGTTTCTAAGAATGCTCAAGGATGATTGACCTGTGAGAACATTGGAGGCCCTGTCAGAGAAAATGGAGTCAAGTTCATTTATAGATATGTAACAATGTTCGGTCGCCGTAGTCGTATTGATACGCGCACCGACAAGCCTGGCCTGAACCACATTCTTCAATGGCTGTTGAAGATGACAAGTAAAAGTATTTGCATTATCCTGACCCACACTATCAATAGTGATGGTGTGATATTCATAATTAAGATCTGGAATCATTTCCGTTGGCGATGTAATCAGGGCCATTTATTATTAGCTTAGATTAAAGATCCACCGATTCCGTCAGCGATCTCGTAACCAGCGTGGGCACCGACTAATTCCTGTGCACCACAGAGACCACCTGGGGTGAGACCAACCGAGTAAGGGCTATCCTTTTTGCCCCCACCAGCAACACACTCAACATCAGACTTGAGGTCAAAAAGAGACTCCTCACTGACGGGTGTAATAGTAATTGGCCTGGGTTGGTACTTAGAGCTTCGTACATTCATGAAACCAAGAATGGTGATGAGAATTATCAACACGGTCATCGCCACGAGAGCGTTGCGATCGGCGCGGTTGAGATTGAGTTTGAACATTTATAATAGACATATATAATTTTTGAAGTGCGTTAAAGACATTTTCTTAGTTTCTACATAGAGAGTAGATGGACGAAGAAATCGTACTCGACAGGGGTCAAACGAATGTGATGAAATTAGATGCTGATGAGCAGGCACTCATGGATGAGATTCAAATTTCCGCTCCTCGACCGAAGCCGGTACCCAGACCCACCACACGACCAATGCAAAGACCTGGAACTGCCCAACACCAAGAAGCGATGGATGCTTTTGTAAATCCCAACAAACAGAGTGTTCCAGTTCAGAATAGGGAAGATGAAGAGATTGATTACGGGGAAGATGAACCGATGATGTTCGATGATGAACCCATGGGGCCAGGGCCGGGTGAACAGGCGGAACAACCTTCCAAGGGGTATACATCAATTGATGAGGAAAAGGCGGATCTTGTTAATAAACTCGGAAGGTTAGAAAAGAAGGGGTTCGCTGTGAACAAACGACTGAATGCATACTCAGGGGTTGATGAACTCAGATCAGAGGTTAAGCGTATCACGTATAGCATAGACGTAGAACAATCTGTTCGGTTTTCGAGGCGTATGCTCATCGCATGTGTAACAGGGCTTGAGTTTCTTAATAAGAGATACAACCCCTTTGAGGTTCAACTCGAGGGTTGGTCTGAGTCTGTGATGGAGAATGTTGACGACTATGACGGAGTCTTTGAAGAACTGTATGTGAAGTACCGCTCGAAGGTTAACGTTGCACCAGAGGTCAAGCTTATCATGATGTTGGGTGGATCAGCAATGATGTTCCATCTTACCAATTCTATGTTCAAATCGGTTATGCCCAACATGAATGATGTCATTAAGCAGAACCCAGACCTTGTTAAGAATATGATGAGCGCTGTACAGAATACCACACGCGCACCGGGAGGTCCCTCTGTGGACGCACCTGTAGGAGGTACGGGACAATACGAAATGCAAGGACCGGGTATGGACATTTCGAATTTAATGGGTAATATCATGATGCCCCCACCACCACCTATGAACACCACCATGGGACAATCAAATTCGGTTGATCCCATCATGGAAGAGGAGGATGATCTCTCTGATATTATTTCCGTATCAGGAGATTCTACAGGTGGTGAAGTCAAAGAAGTTAATGTTGGTGGAGCCAAACCCAAAAGAACTCGTCGAAAGAAGAAGACCGAAATTAATCTCTAAATATATATAAATGATAGCGTATTGCCCGCTTGAGGAGCTCGAGCCTCCCGTTCGACAGCAAGAAGTTGTCGCCGAGGCCAAGGCCGAACCTGTAAAGTCTCAGGTCGGTCGTGAAGAAACTGAAATGAATTACGTCATCATGGCTTTCATTGTTGGCGTAGTCGCACTAGCCATCTCTGATTCCATCAGGGCATAAATGTTGAATCTACCGCGGGGTACTCCCTCGTAGTAAATTTAATGAGTAAACGTTACCAATTGTGTTCCCGAGAAATTATCAATACCTGGATTATTTGTTCGAACTTCTGTCAATTTAGCACCTTGAGATGTTATAATTTCAACAAAAAGGTCGTAATAATACGTACGTCCCGATGTCACTTCTGGGGCGAAAAGAATACCGTTTTTACCTGTCGTAACCGTGGGATTCCATGGGTGTAAGTTACCACCGCCGAAAAGACTTTTATTACCCATCGTTATATTTTCGGATGGAGTCGCCCCGTCACGTGTACCACCTTGAACTTCTATGACTAAAGTACTCATATCATTCACATTAAAATCAGATCTCAAGATGGCAACAATCTTAGCATAAAAGGAATTATTATTGAATCGTAGCTGTACATCCTGACTTTCTTGGTTCGTACGTGTAAAGGTTTTTGAGTATCGTTTACATGCGACCTCATTCGAGTTGGAAATGAAACTTCCACCTACTTCGAGTGCAGCTGTGGCATCCTGGCCACCGAGGTCTACAGCGACTTGGTTACCCAAATCAATTTTACCATCGATTTGAAGGTCACCAACAATTTCAGTATCACTATTCACGATGAAACTCCTAACTGGATCGATAAATACATTACCAGTGTGGTCACCATAGATATTGGACACTCCACCAGTCGTCTTGAACTCGAGAATAGCATTACTCGTCGCATGTTCTAAACGAGTTGTACCGTTATACACAGTGAAATGCTCACTGGGGTTTACGGTACCAACACCCACATTCGAAGTATGTATTATGTGTATACCATCCCCTTCGGTACCATTGTTCACAGCACCTATCACCGTACCATGCACAGAATGGGTGGAGTCACTAAACCCCCTCACGTATCCACCGTAATTATCATTTGTGTTAAGAGTGAGACCGACCTTGTTATTTGTACCAGGGTTTTGGAGTTTGAGGACATCTATGTCTCCGGTCGCATCGGAGTATATATGAACATTTGATTCTGGTGAATTTGTACCGAAACCCACGAGACCTTCATTTGTAAATCGTGCATATTCGGTACTGGTACCAGACACCTTTTGTCGGAAAACTAAAGGTGCATTTCCAATAGATTCTATTAAATTTACTGGACCAACCGCAGCTGTAAATATATCTAAAGCACCAAACTTCATTGACTGATCCTGTGCGAACTCGAGACCACCACCGACATAGAATCGAGTAGCACTACTTACGTCTAATTCACCTTGGTCATCTAAAGGTAAAGCTCCTATGACAACTACACCCGAAGGAGTTATTGTCATTGCACGTGATACCACCGAACCATCACCTAATAATGCCGATTGAATTTGATTAGTAGTCAACGAGGGTAAAGTTGTGTTGTACGTCTGGAAAAGATGCTCGGCCGCTACTGAACGAATCCTATCGGGGGCGGCGGTACCCGTTCGATCGTTACCCTTGAATATAACAAGTTCGGATTTACCAAGGTTATCATATAGTCGCTCTGTGATGAACGTATTACCAAATTCATCGGAAGATACACCACTAAACGAAAGTTTATTACCTATGACAACATTACCACTTACTTCCAAAGAATCACGGGGTACATCCGTGCCTATTCCCATATTCCCATTGGCACCATCTATGAATAATTGAACAGTTCCAGATTCATCGATTACATTTGGGTTTTTGGTAATTCTAAAATCTGCCACACGTGTACCATTTCGAAGTGCACCGGCTAAACCCACTGAATATCCCACCGGATTCGCAATAGATGACCCAGTATCTCCATCCGTCTGCGCAAACGAAGCGAACGCATTTGAACTGAGACTACTCGTCCTTGCAGCCATAATCGCATCACCCGGCGTAGCTTCAATATTATGAACGAGTAAACCATTTGTATTGAAATTTCCTATACCTGTTCCAAGAATTTCTAAATGAGCCGTAGGTGTGGTAGTACCAATTCCCACTCGCTTATTACTTCGCCATGTCATGACATGACTTTCAGTTTCATAATTATCACTCGCTAGCGATAAATTCAATTGAGATCGTGAGGTTCCACTGGAAAGATCGTGCTTCCCCATCTTGAAAACACTTCTTACACCATCCCTACCAGAACCACCTTCACGCGCTAATTGAAGTACGTTATTAAAATCAGAAATACCAACAATTGCAGTTGTATTGGATACTACTAAGGGTGTATCAAGATGACTCGTGGTTCCTCTATTAGCGACTTGGTCATTGATAAACACGGTTCCACCATTTGTGTGTAAAAGACCAACCGGTGATGCGGTACCAACACCAACATTACTCGATTCTAATATGGTTAACTTTGGTGTTCCCATTGTACCGGTTGTACTCGCGTAAAAGCTAAGACCTTTACCACTTCCCACACGATTTTCAATTCTCGTTTGATTACCGTTAATATCCGTAAAAGCTTTCAAATAGTTTGTATCACTACCTATTATAGCTGCATTACTTCCGTTAAGTTTTAGATTTCCACCAAGAGTTAAAAGTTCACTCGGTTCAGTATTGGATAAACCCACCTTACCGTCAGAAGCTACCCGCATTCTTTCCGTATTTCGAGTCTTGAATACGATGGTTTGACTATTCGCAGATGTTTTGGCACCCTTGATTTCAATCGCACTTATATTTGACGTCAGTGGTCCACACCGAAAACTGACAGTATTCGCGGTTGAGTCTTCACCCGAGATGTCACCATGAATAATAACATTCGCCGCAGACGAAATACCAGATTCACCCTCAACTTCGATGAAATCCTGAACCAAAATTGATTGTGTGATGAGACGACCCGTCGCTGTATTACCGAGCACCGTGACAAGGTTAGCAGAATCTGCGTTAATAAATATTTTATCACCGATCGACAACATATTTGTAGAATTGGTATTCGCTATACCCGACGGGGTCGCACCAGTCGTTTGAATAGCATGGGACTCAATCTTTGACGCTACTACCATAGGTATAGCTGCATCGGCATCAAGAGTAATCAGGCTACCCACCGTCAGTCCGTCATCACCAATTCTCAAACCCTCGAAGAAACCATATCCATTCGCGTGTAGAACATTAGCCGAAGATGATGCCACATCATTGATATATACATTGGAACCCACAGAAAGGGAAAATGCCGGTGAGGTGTTTGCTATACCCACGTTGTTTTGTGTATACACGTCACCAAATACATGGAGATTGACGGTGTTTGCACTATCCATGGTAAAGTTTGCATCTTCGGGAGTACCGTACGTTCTAGAAAGTTTAAACTGGTCGTCTGCGTGGGTATACCCCAAGAATACATTACCAGTATCCGGGGCACCATCTCTCATGAGTACAGCCATGTCATACGTCCCGTTGTTACCCTTACCCATTTGTATGACAGCGTTTGACACGACGAGATTGTCGACACTCGTATACGAAGGAATTTCTGTAATAGCTAAATTACCACTGATATCAACATTTCCAAATACCCGTAAAAATCCATCACGAACAACGACATTACCATTTTCAAATACGGCTACGTTGGAATCTGTGCCCGCGGTAACACCCGTACCAACGGTCAATTGTTTAGTTATCGTAGCATTAGTAGACGCCACGTTGCCATCAATTGTTAATACGTTAGAAGCTGTGGCATCAACCAAGAATTTATCATTTGTCGTCTTGAAAGTATCAGTCGCGAATACGTTTGTACTCACCACGTTACCCTGCACAGTGACCAAGTTCTGAACAGTTCTATTGACTATTAAATCAGATGTACCAATCTGAAAATCGTTAATGGGGTTATCCGTACCAATACCAACCTGTATAGCGGTGAGACGATTTACATTTGTAGTACCCGCAAATTGAGTTGTATCGGATGTAGATGTCAACTCACCAGTAATCTTCAAATTCGCCACTTGAATTTCATCTGCTGTGATTTCACCAGCATCAATACTCGCAAGTCCAGTTAAAACATCGGACTCTCTGGGTGTTGCATCTAGACTGGTTACAAAAATTTGACCAGCACGTACAAGCTTTCCCATTTATACATTAGTTGCCGAATAAAATTCCGGCTAAACCGTCCTTAATTCTGAGCACATTGTAATTCACTGCAAACACATACACATCTTGATTTGATGGTCTTAATTCACCCTTTTCGACTCCACGGAGGATAAGTTTCGCGTTATCGAGACGACTAAAATTACATGAACCACTTGGGTTGTAATCAGATGCGTTGAGACAGAAATGATACACAAAATAGCGTGTGTATACACCTGTATGACTATCTATATCAAATTCAGTTTGTCCGTAATTTGACTTGTAATAATTTTGTACTGTATGGAAATATGTTGGAGACATGTTTTCGAGGAATGAAATACCATTAATGAATAAATCTGCATTAATGAACGAGAAACGGTCACCCGCGAAATTTGAACTCGAAGTTCCGTACCCAAAAAAGAGAGACTTAACCGGATGATTAAACGACGAAATATCAAGTGTATTGTACCCACCTGATTGTGTTGTGTTATCTGTAACACTTTCGAGAGGTAATTCTATTTTTTGTGTTTGTGTCACGACAAAATCTAGTGTTCGACTTATCAGGGATTCTCGTTCTTCTTTATCCAGGTACACATAGTTACCGTAGAATTCTGCTTTCTTTTCATTTGCGTTACAATTTGCGACAGCTGTTTCATCAAAATTAATTTTTATTTCAACCTGGTGATGTTGTAACGCTATCAAAGGTAAAAAGGCTTTATGATCACAGAAAAAGAAGTGTAACGGTACGAACGTTTGGTTTGATGTTGAAGCTTTATTATTGAGTTCCTGAGATTTGTTGTATGTATCGGCTAAATAATTCGGCCATATCTCAGCGAAGTAATCGTAGTGTTGAGAATCCACCTTTTGGCCACCCACGTATAAATCAAGTGTAGAATTGTGAAACAAATTGGATGCTATATTGGCATTACTCGTATCACTTGATTCAAACCAAAGTCCGTTGATAACATCTCCTAAAACGGGAATCGTAATTGAGGTGTCATTCGAGTGAACAGTTTTAATAAACTTTGGAGCTTGAGAAAAGTTTGTGTGCCTTGTAAATTTCATACGAAAGAATGAATGTCCCTCGTCACTCGTAAGATACACATCTTGAACCCCTTTAGAGACTAGTTGTATTAATGCACCCGACATTTAATAGAGGGTCAGATTATAAAAACAGACACTTTCCCTGAGGGAATTCGTTCTTAATATCTCCAACGTGATTTCCATGTATTTTGAAACCACCTTGACGATATACTTTCATTCGTTTGTAATACATAGCTGTGAAGACTGACCATGGATCATGAACATCATAAATATGTGGTTCATTCTTCTTTCCCTTCGTTTCTCGCATAATTCGTCCAATACTCTGTGTAATATCAGATTTAGGACTCGCTAAAATAACAGTATCGAGTGTTGGGATGTCAAGACCTTCGTGAGCCTGACTGAAGGTTGCAAAAATAATCTTCTTCTTTGAAGATTCTAAAAGTTGGGCTTCTTTCATACCACCCATATAGAGTCCAGACGTCTTTGGAAAGCACTGGTGGAGAAATTCACAATGAAAACGACGATCACTGAGAACGAGTAGTTGTCTACTACCACCCGAAGCTTTTTTCACCAATTCCACTAACATCCTATTTCTGTTGCGATCTTCAACGAGTTCTGTGATCATGTTGGGCATTGAAATCTTTCCGTTTCGCATAGATGGTGGTGGGTTTCTATAATTTGGAGAATCAAACGTAACTGGGAATACTTCCACCTGTTCCTGGTTTTTTCGTTCCACCGCGAAAAAGGTAGGTCCCATGAACCAGTGAAGAACCTTTGTGAGACCATCTTTTCGTTCGGGCGTCGCTGAAAGACCGTAAATATGACGAGGACATAGTTTAAACAGAGACTGACTGAAAACCTTGGCACATATATGATGTGCCTCGTCTACTATGACAGTTCCTATACTTTCAAAATCTGAAAATGAATACTCTTTCAATGAAAGGGACTGAAGCATGGCGATGACAAAATCACACTCAACTTCTTTTTTATTTTGTTGAACGACACCAATTGTAGCACCTGGACAAAACTGCTTAATCCGTTCTCGCCATTGGTCCGCGAGAAACTGTTTATGTACTATAATCATCGTGCGATACCCAAGTTTTGATGCTATGGCCAGGGATACCGTCGTTTTACCATAGCCGCACGGTAAAGAAAGGACGCCATGCCCTGCTTTAATAGCTGCTCCGAATGCTTCGTTTTGGTGTGTAGCGTCGCGAAGTTGTCCTGAAAATCGGGTATTGATTTTAGTTGGTTCTGGTCGTTTGTCATGTGTAGGCTCCCCAAGTTTAGAGGTTCCATAGAATCTGGGAACGCAGATTCCATTCTTAGCTGGTTTGAAAACTTTGAAAGGCGGTGGAGGAAATCCAAAATCTCCATTCACGATGGGTCTTACCGTTAATTCCTTTTTAATTTCTTGGATTGGACCCGAATCTATCAGGTATCCGGTCCTAGTGAGAACCGTCATGAATTACTTAGTTAAAGGTGATAAACTTTAAATGAGTAAAATGCCTACCGTAGATATTGATGAAAATATTAAACAAGTTCAAATGAACATAGAACAGTTAACCCAAGAGGTTTTTCGTCTCCAAGGTGTACTTAATACGTTTATGAACTTTAAGAAAGGTGGTCTTAAAACCATCGAACTTCCCAATGATCCCGATACCACTCAAGAAGTAAAGGAACTCGAGAGTATCCAGGAAAATCCAGAGTGATTACCAACATTCCATACACCTTTGAAGTCTATTTCAACTTCGACTTCGTCACCCCTCTTTAGAGACTGAATAGGACGTCCCTTGACTTCACACATTACTCTTCTATAACGGAACGGTACTTTTACTGTTAGAATATTCCCGTCTATGGGGTTATCTATATTTTCATTCATGAGTAATCGCCATTTATTTATATGCATCCGTTCTATAATTTCTGAAACTTTAGCGGGAATTATAAAACGGATATACTTTTTATCATTGAAATCGTACATAGGTTCATGAATTATGGCGTCAAACTTCATCGATTTCTGTTACGGTATACTAAAACTAAAACTATAAGTATAACTAAGATAAGTAAGAGCACCTGTGTGAGAAGTAAAGGTTTGAGTGGTCGTCGTGTACCAAAACATCTATGACTCAAAAGTCGGGATACTTCCACACCCGCCTCAATACTAGAATAAGGTGTTTCACGGGGAGACATCATACCACACATCGCAACTTTGGGACATTTACCAAAATATGGAAGTTGTCCATGAAGACTGAGAACACCCGAAGACTGTGTGAATACCCATTTCTTATCCTCCATTTCCCAATCAGCTCCCCACCCGATTCGTATCTCAAGAGGTTCTGGTAAGCCAAGTTGTTTTAGAACTTCGTATTTTATGACATCTGGGTCGGAACCCAACACTTCTTCGTTAAGGTCACATATAACACATGAAATTGTATTGGTACCATATAATACCTTGGGTTGTAAATTCCATCGAGTTTCTGTTGCAATTTGAAGATCGGTTTTTAAATCGATCGGTTCATCATAATCTATCAATACGTTGATAGCTCCATATGTACTCCCCTGAACCTTCTCGAGTGCATCCGGTCCCCAGTTATCACCCAAAAAATTCAAAGCTGGGCTATTATCGAGACACAAAAAGAGCATTCCATCATCTATAATTTTTTCGTCTGTGAATGTTGCCACGAATGCGTCTTCACCGTATTCAACATCTTTTAATTCCATACCAAATACAAAATTGGCACCGGCGTCCATAAGAGCCTGTTCCATCGCATCACACATCACTTTACCTGATACCTTCTGTGTGTACATTTGTGAAAGTACGGTATGGTCTAGATTTTTTACAAATTCGTACGCCGTCATGACATCCCATGTAACCCCATCCATGATAAGTGGCAAATGTTCAATATACTTTTGACCCTTTTCACTTAAAGGTCCTACAGCTTCTTTCAGAGATATACCTTTATACTTTTCACTGTGTATGAGTACTCGAGAAAAAAGAGAAATCAAAATTCCATAATCTTTTACACTCAAAGATTTGAAAGCAAAGTTTAAATGTTTTTTCTTTTCAATTGGTTGAAATATTTCATTCCAGTCGATGTTCATTTCAGAAAATAATGATTGTGTGTTGATGAATGCCTTATCGAATACAATTCTGTGTGCATGAAGATCACGTGATTCTACACTAGGTTCCCACCAAGAACCACCAGCTGATATCTTTCTATCGTAAATGGTAACATCATGATCACCTGTGCGTAAGATTTCCCATGCGAGAGATAATCCAGTTGGACCAGCTCCTACGATATGAATCTTCATTCTATATTTAGCTTATAGAAAAAATCCTAAGGTTAATGTAGGATATGTTGAGTAT